CAAAGGAATACCCCAGCAGTCTTAGATCCATTCCATGCTTCTTACGAACTGCGTTGATTGTTTCAGCATCATAATATGACGAGTAATGATCATGTTCACTTTTGTTCTTTATTTTGAGAGGTTCGTTACTATTGCAGAGCGACTGTATTTCACGAAAGTCTGTGGCGAGTCTCTCGAAACGTAACACGATGGTTTCACTCTGTATCGTTTCCGAGAACTTAAAGAAAGACGTCTGTAATCTCTTCGCATTTCCCCACGACGTGTTCAGTACGAAGTCGCGAAAGTTCTCAGGACACCAGGACTTCTTACGACGACGATAGTACGCCCAAGTAGAGACCAGTCTATCATAGGGATTCCTCACGACGACCACCACGATTCCTGGATTCAAACGGCGACTTCGCATCTGCCTGTTTACTTTAGAGAACTCCCAATGCATACTACCGAAAGAGAGTGGGAAGAAGTCGGTGCCATGTGCGTGGGTTTTTAACCAGTCGGACACGGCGGATCCGGCAGTTTTCGGGATATGAACGAAGGTGAGTGGAATGTCAGGACAATAGACTGCCATTATCTAAGTGCCTTAAAACCAAAGGAACAACCAACACGAGGTTCTGTAAGAGATCTCACTTCATGAAGTGTGTTCGCAGGAAAGTAAATCGCATCATTCTCAGTTAATTTATACTTCATTCCATCTATCTCCCATACTGTCGAACCAACACACTGTATATTCAGAATGTCCGTATCATCAGAGTGTGCACCAAATCCAACACAGTCGGTATCATACGCAACAAAGAAGTGTGCATCGCATGCGAGTGAACCTGTTTCGTTAGAGAGTATCTGACAAAATCGTTTTACTTCATTCGTGGTAATGTAAGCGGTCTGAGAACAATAGTATCCGTGTTCGTACAGTTTTATATTATCCACCGAGCGAGCATACTCTGCGTCTGCTTCAGCGTCTTCAAGTGTAATGTTTAAATCATAAAAGTTCGGAAGATAGATTACTTCCTCGTTGCGTATTGCATTCTGAAGTTCAAGAGAAAACATAGTTCATCAACAGAAGTTCTTTACGATTCTTTTCATCAGCACGATAGTTCTTACCCGAGTGTAATGTATATGTGAGGTCAAAGGTGTGCTGCTCCCAGTCAGAGTACATCTCTTTCAGTAATTTATTATTATCGTAAGAGATCATCATGGGTGCCTGACAGAAAGATACCTGTGTATGAAACTCGGTATGATCGAAGTGCTTATGCATGTCACCATTACGACCATAGAGAAACGAGTTGCCATCCTTACCGACCTTGGCATAGGGAGGATCGAGATAGATAAATGTCCCAGGATCATCAATGAGGCAGTCACTGTAATCGTAATTCGTTATCTTCCAATCCTTTATGTGTGCACCATACTCAAGCAGTGCACGGATATTACTCTGGCTGAAGTTAGACACGGATGCCTGCTCACTGAAACCTGAGGACTCTCCGAGACCAGAGAAGGAACACTTGTTGCATACCCACCAGCGCCAACCTATCTCGAATGTATTATTCCATGGTTGACCACAGTCTATTTTTGTCAAATAGTCCTTGCAGTCGTCAAAAAGTTTACGGTGACCCACTGAGTCATGTGCTTCACTCTTGACGCTCAGAAGGCGATTGACGAGGTCTGAGGGACGGTCACGGAGCGTAATCCAGAAACAATACAGATTATAATACTTGTCATTGATATGAATAGGGACGTGAGGGAACTGACGTGAGAAGGCAAATGCCATAGAACCACCACCGACGAATGGTTCCACGTATTTGCCTATCATGACATTGGGCAGGAAGTTCAACAGTGTCTTGGTGGCACGTGACTTCCCGCCCATATAACGGAGAGGTGTTTTGTATTTTTTTGCTAGCATAATATAATATTATACTCAGATCGGGTCAAATGTCAACCCATGTATAGTTTGTCAATGTGATCCGAGAATGCTTCTATCTTAGTCAGACGCTCCGGCCAGTAGATATAGTCTCGCTCAGGGTCTTTCTTGAGATTGTTCAGAAGTGGTTGGATTGCCTTGTAGATGTTATCGAGTCGTGCCTTGACCTCACTCGCCTCTGCTGTAGTTGATTCCAACTGCGCAGTGGTTTCCTGAATGACCTCAAGTTCGTCGAGTGTAACTGCTGTAAAACCAAAGTCAAAGATGTCTTCGCTCATTCTTCGTCCTCCTCCCATGCGCCACAATAGTCGCAGGTTTCTTCCTTACCGATCCACACGATTGCCATCTCTACAGTACAAGAGTGCTGCCACATATTGTCATAGTTGACTTCGTGTAGCATCTGATGTTGTTTTGGTTTGCTGAAGATACGATCCCAGTTAGATTCAAACTGTTCTCTGCTTACCGAGAATGGTCTCGGCGTGTCACCCTTTCCGTTCATTGTAAAATAATTCCACTTGTTTGCTGTCGCCATGCTTTCTCAAGTTCCGGAGAAGTCACTACCACAGCAACAATGCTGCCCTTGTAAAACACACCACCAGTCGGATCCTTGATGCCAGTCAAACAAATCCCAGGAGCAAGACCTGCACCCTCTGCTTGATTGACAAATAGTCGTGGATCTTTGAGTTCAAATGAATCAGAAGTTTCTTCCTCTACCTGACCAATGATCTCTCCAATGTGCGTTACCAAAGTTACAACAGTGCCTTTCATAATTTATCACCTCGATTTACATAATGTTCTCTATGCTTCATTATCCACCGATCAAGTGCTTCTTCAAGTTCTTCTTGATCGAATGTCCCTTCATCATGTAGGATTTTAATTATTTTCATACCACCTTCAGCGGAACCATCTTGATATCCTAATTGGAATCCTACACTTCCTCCTAGATATCTGCCTGTGTAATATGCTCCTGCTATCAATAAGGTGGCAATGAGTGTATGCGTCAGCGGATCCAATATTAAACGCCAAGGAACCCTTGAATGGTTGGTAATACCTGAAGGATAACCAAACCACCGAGCACCATGTATGTAATACGCTCAACTCGTACAAGACGAGATTCAATACCATCAAGTTGCGCTTTCAGTTGGTGCATCGACTCGTCGATATGTTCGATTTTAGTTTTCAATACTGCTACCTCTACCTGAAGTTCAACTTCTGCGTCGTCTTGTAACATTAGTTGGGTTCCTAGAGAAATAAATTGTAGAGTTATTTAGTTGAATTGAAAACCCTCTGCACTTATTTTCTTACCCGCATTAGTTAAATCGAACGCAGGAATATCCTCTTCAGGTATTTTTTTACCAGATGCCACGTCATTTATCAACTCATGCTCTGGATCTTCCACATCAAACAGTTTCATCTTACTCCTGTCCACACCGATCACGAATCGTTTATGCATATTCGGGTCGTTGTATCTGTTCTTCAATTGCTTAACCATAATCTGATTTAATGCATTGAGTTCATCGTTAGACACCAGCGCGAGCATCAGGTCAGCGGTAGCAGGTAGACCGAACGACTCACTCGTATCCTCAAGACCAGGATCGGATGACCCATAACCTGATCGTGTAGTCTGTGTTGCTGACACGATAGGCAGGTTAAACTCAACAGCAAGACCTCGTAACTCCTCGGCGATTGCCTTGATAAACGTGTATGAGTTAACTGCACCGCCTACAGACTTGATACGAGAAGACGCACAGATATTCAGATAGTCGATGAATACAATATCAGGTACGAACTTCTTCTTCAACTTGAGTTCATTCATCAGTGCACGGAAGTGACCCGAGTGTGCCTGTGATGTAGGATACTCCTTGATCACCAGAGTGCCTTGTGTTTTCTCAGCAATCTTTTCTACCTTGCCAATGAACATATCTTTGGACAGTGTAGAGATCTGATCGAGTGACACGTCTAGCAGGTTGGCGTCGATACGTTCAGCGATACGCTCCTCTGCCATCTCCATAGTCACATACAACACGTTCTTGCCTTGCGCCAACGCTGAGGCAGCACAGTGACACATGAACAGCGACTTACCCACACCTGTACCAGCAAGGATAATATTCAGCGACTTGTTGGGCAATCCACCATTCGTGACTTTGTTTAGATAGTCAAGGTCAAATGGGATACGCTCCTCGACAGTGTGATAGAAGTCATACCGACTCTCAACGTCCTGCAAGTAATCGTGACCGATGTTGGTGTCAAAGGTAACAGCAAGTGCCTTGGATAAAATATCAGGCAGTGCGTTCTTGGTTAGAGTCTTGTGCTTACCATCAATGATAGAGATAGACTCCATGACTGCATTGAACAGAGCACGGTCT